AAAAATATGGGATTAGCTATACCTTTTGGATGGGATTTTCAATTAGTATCGTCTGGTGGAGGTAGACAAATAAATACTAATGAAGTTCTTAATAGAATAGACCAGAGGATTGCCATAACCTTACTTGCTGACCTTGTAATGTTAGGAGCTGACAAAGTAGGATCTTTTGCCTTAGCGGATGTTAAGAAAAGTTTATTGGCATCTGCTCTGGAAGGATTGGTCAGGATAGTAGCTGATGTCTTTAACACAGATGCGATACCGGAAATATTAGAACTTAACAATTTCAAAGGTTTGACTGCTTATCCTAAATTTAAACCATCGGAGATTGAAGTGCCTGATATAAATAATATAGCAGAATTTTTAGTTAAGATAAGTAAACTTGGAATAAACTTATTCCCAGATGAAAAACTGGAAAATTACTTATCTGAATCTGCAGGACTTCCTGAAGGTTCACTTAGTACCAAGGTGAAAGGAACAAAACCTGTAGATTCATCAGATCAAAGGTTCAGAATAGATATGGGTAATGGAGAAGAAAAAAAAGTAGATACTGAGCCACATACTTCTGATGATAAAACCAAGTTTAATCAGGTTTATGAAGAAGGAGGTAGAAAATAATGCCAGTTATGGTTTGTAAAGAAAATGGTAAACCCGGATTCAAATATGGAAATTCAGGAAAATGTTATACATATGAACCTGGGAGTGAATCCGGAAGAAATAATGCTAAAAGAAAAGCCATAATGCAGGGAGCAGCTATATCAAATTCTACTGGAGAAAAACTTGTAGTAAAAGATAAACCTACTCAGACATTGACATTTAAATTGTCTAAGGAAAAATCTACTTATAATGATGAACAACACCTGGTATTTGGGTGGGGATATGAAGCTATAAAGAAAACCGGAGAACAAGTAATAGACCATAGTAAGCAATTTGTGGATGAGGGAGATTCCTTAAAGGAATTAGAACTTGCTACTTATGCTTTTAATATTGGTTCAGGAAAAATTGGTTTTGGGCACGTTGGTAAGGCTAAAGGTTATGTAGCCGAATGTATGTTCTTTACCAAGGAAAAGAATGTTGCCCTGGGATTAGCGGAAGATGCTATACCTCAAGGAACATGGCTTGGAGTATGGTTTCCTGATGAAAAAGATTATCAAACAGTCAAGAAGATGAAAGCTCCTATGTTTTCATTGGAAGGCTATGGTTTTTTAGAGGAGGTTGATTAATGACAAAGTATCGCATCAGAGAGCCTGTATTGAACAGGTGGGATGTAGTGGATGCAGGAGATAATCCTGGAGCCAAAATATTACTATTTAAGAACCAAGGAGGTCTAAATGATAATAAAGTCGATAATGCAAACAATAGTACAAGGAAAGGAGATGAAGACACTATGACACTACAGGAAATATTGGAAAAGATGTCAAAAGGTGAAGCTCTTAATCAAGAAGAGCAGGATTTTATCAAATCTGACTTAGATGCCAAGGCAAATGAGTTGGATGTCCTTAAAGAGGACAATGAAGCCAAGGCATCACAGATTGATGAAATCCAAAAAAAGCTTACTAATGTCGAAAGTGAGCTTACAAAACTGAAAAAGGATAAGCCAGAGGAAGATTCTAAGCCTGAAGATATCCTCAAGAAAGCCGATCCGAAGGTTCAAGAGCAGTTTCAGAAAATGAAAGAAAGGCTTGAAAAAGCTGAACAGACAAATTCTGCTACTGTAGAGAAACTTCAGAAGATGGAGGATGATCGACAGAGGGAAAAGATGCTTACTAAGGCAAAATCCTTGGAAGGTATAGAAGGTACACCGGAAGACCTAGCAGATCTTCTTCATAAGATCGCTAAAGCTGCTCCGGAAGATTTTGGCAAACTGGAAGAGATTCTGGAAGGTCTCAACAAGAAAATAGTTGAGAGTGATCTTTTCAAAACAGTAGGCTCAAGTGAAGAAGGTGTAGGTAAGGACAATGAGCAGAAAATAGCAAAGAAAGTAGCTGAACTGCGAAAAGACAAACCTGAACTTACTTATGAGCAGGCTTATGATGAGGTCTTAAATGACAATCCGGATCTTTATCCAACAGAAGAATAGAAAGGGGTGTAATTTAAATGAGTAAAGCTTATGAACAAAATCTACAGACTGTAACCCTTGTAGCCAATGCTGATTTAGAAGATTACCAGTATTACGGAGTTAAACTTAATTCTAGTGAGAAGGTAGCTCTTGCCAGTACAGGCGATAAGATTACAGGTGTACTCCAGGATGCCCCTGATGCTGCTGACAGGTCTTGTGTAGTAGCCTATGGAGGTATCTCCAAAGCCATTGGTGGAGCTTCAATAAATGCTGGAGCAGAAGTTCAGATGAACGCTAGTGGTAAATTTATTACTAAAACAACCGGGACAAGTTGTGGTATAGCCATGACTGCTTGTGGTGGGGATGGACAACATTTCTCATTGCTTGTAATGCCCTAATAGGTAAAACTTAACTTTAAGAAGGGAGTGAAAAATAAATGCCAAATCCTACAAGACAAAACATACATGTAAATGCGATGCTGACTAATATCAGCATAGCCTATATTCAGAAAGCATCTTCTTTCGTTGCAGGACAGGTTTTTCCTATAGTTCCAGTCCAGAAACAGTCTGATAGGTATTTCCTATACAAAAAAGAAGACTGGTTCAGGGATGAAGCAATGAAGAGGAAACAAGGTGCTGAATCTGCAGGTGGAGGATATGAGATCGATAATACCCCGAACTATTTCTGTGAGACTTGGGCTTATCACAAAGATGTAACTGCTGAAGATAGAGCCAACGCAGACAAGCCTCTAAATCCTGACCGAGATGCTACACAGTTTGTATCACAAAAGCTTCTCGTAAGAAGGGAAATAGATTGGGTATCTAAGTTCTTTGCTACAAGCCTGTGGTCTACTGAATATACAGGAGCAGCTAGTACATCTGGTACAAACAGAAAGTATTGGGGAGCTTCTGATTCAGATCCTATCAGCGATGTCGCTGATGCACAGATAGCCATCCAGTCTGAAACTGGCTACAAACCTAATGTAATGGTGGTTGGACCAAGAGTACATAAGGAACTGAAACAACATCCTGATATACTTGACAGAATTAAGTATACTCAGAGAGGTATAATAACTAGAGACTTACTTGCTGCTTTGTTTGAAGTAGATAAGTATCTCGTAGCAGAAGGTGTTAAAAATACCGCTGCTAAGGGAGATACTGAAGATACTGACTTCATAGCAGGAAAACATGCTCTTCTAGCTTATTCAGCTCCTTCTCCTGGAATAAAACAGCCTACAGCAGGTTATACATTCTCATGGACTGGACTTTTAGGTGCAGGTGCATTTGGTAACAGGATAGTTACCATAGATATGCCCTGGCTTGGTCTTGGGACTAGAAGGATAGAAGGAGAAATGTCATATGATTGTAAGTTAGTAGCTGCTGACTTAGGTGCTTTCTTTAATGGCATAGTTGAATAAACTAAATTAAAGGAGAAAGACGATGGCATTTACTTGGACTGGAAATCCTGCTGGTAGCACTATAGAAGCTATTAGGTGGTATATAGATGATACTGCATCCTCTAACGCTAAGTTTCAGGATGCAGAAATCAACTATGCTTATGACACCGAATATTCCGTCTTAGGTGCTGCAGCATTGCTTTGTGAAAAACTTGCAGCCAAATATGCCGGAGAAGCCAATCGTAGTTTAGGACCTATGAGCATTTCTTTGAGTAATCTGTCAAGCCAGTATGAAAAGAAAGCTCAGATGTTCCGGAGAAGAAAATCAGCTTATGCTACTCCTTATGCAGCTAACATATCGAGTACTGATGAAGAAACATGGGAAAATGATTCTGATGTCAATCAACCTGTTTTTGACAAAGATATGCATACTAATAATTAGGGAGATAACATGGGTAAAACTTCTCAATATTTCAAAGATTGGCTAGAAAGTAATAATGTAAGTTATTTTAAATATAGTACCATCAACGTAGCAGGTGAAGAAACTTATGATGCTTCATCTAATCTTCCCTGCTACCTTGATGAGACCAATAGGCGAATACTTAATTATGAAAATGAAGAAATAATATCAGATGCACAAGTATTCGTTAAAGGAGACCAGTCAGAGGCATCAGGTATTACTAATAGAGACAAAATAGTTTTACCTGATGGTGAGGATAGATATCCTCAAAAAATACGTAAATATTATGATGAAACAGGAGCATTGGATTATTTAATCGTGTATTTATAATGTTTAAAATCAAATGTGAATTAACAAGAAAAAGTCGAAAACAATTAGTTGATAATCTCATGGCGTTGGCTAAACAGTCAAAAATATCTGGAGGTAAAGCCTTAGTAGACTTTGCTAAAAGCCCTATTATGACTGAAAGTGCTGAAGAATGTCCTAGAGATACTTGGACATTAGTTGATTCACGTTTTGTTAAAAAGCCAGTAGAAACCAAGGAAGGAGTTTATGTGGACTTCGGATATGGTGGACCTAATAATTTAACAAATCCTAAAACAGGAAAGAAAGCATCTGAATATATGATTATAGTTCATGAAGATCTTATGGGACATACATATAAGGTAGGAGGTCCTAAATTTTTAGAAAATCCTGTAAGAAGAAATCAAGAACTTCTCTTATCTCATATAGGTAATGCAATAAGAGCTACTATGATGCATGCGAGGTTTAAATAATGGTAAGTACAAATTTGTTATTAGATATAATATCTTATATGACTGATCAGGGAGTAGTTACCGGAGCAGCTCAAGATATCTTCTATGGTAAATTTCCTAATAAGCCAGACAACATCATAGTACTTATGGAATATTCAGGAAATGCGGCTTTTGTTGCAGATTTTGGATTAAGGTCTATTCAGGTAAATGTCAGGTACAATGATGATGATAATGCCAGGTCGAAAGCCTGGGATATCTACAACCTCTTTCATAGTCAGGATATAGAAGATCGAATTATAAATTTGACTTCTAGCAGATGGGCTATTTTTAGTTGTAGACAGTCTCCTTTTAAACTAAAGGAAGACGAAAATAAACGATCCATATATGTGTTTAATATGGGAGTAACTGCTAAAGATGAAACTTAAAGAAAGGAGAATGAACAATGGGAACAATTAATGGAGTAAGAGTAGGTTTGAGTAACCT